TTAGCCTTTTGTTTTAGAGCTCCGGGGGAAAGTTTCTTTGGTACAGGCTTGTTAGCAATATTGTTCCTAGCCTTTTCAATTAACTTGCACAGATCCGCCTTCTTCTCCTTACCAGTGAGAGGAATCTTGAGGAGCTTAGCGATATCTGTGAGTTCCTTGACCTTCATACCCAAGCAACTCTTACGGCCAATCTTGAATCTACCATTGGCACCCCTCTTAAGGTTAATGTTTTTACCGGTAGTATTCTTGTAGG